CAGACACTTATTACACCACACTAGCAGCGTCCAGCAATTCCGACAGTACCTCAGCAGTAATCCAACCGTGGCTTATTGACGGCTCGGTCCTTGTCTATTCCTCGGACAAATCCGTCCTGTATGACGAGAACCACGATTATGAAATCAATTACGAGGACGGGTCGCTGGTCTATCTTGCCGGCTCAACCAACGGGTCCAGCACGGGCGGGTATGCGCTGGTTCACTGGTCATGTATCAACCCGACCGGCGGCGCACGGGTGGCGATCGCTCAGCTTGTCCGGAACGCATGGGAAGCACATCCTAATGTGGTATCCGAAAGCATCGGGCCGCTCAGCCGGTCGTATGACGTGTCGGACGGTGAGATCCCGGGCACTATCAAAGCGATGTTGAAACCGTACCGGCTCCCGCTGTTTGTGTGAGGTGAATGATGGGGCTTGAAGATTTCAGTCACTGGCAGAACCAGACCATCACAATTTACGCTTACTCAGGATTTGACGCTTACGGCTCACCCACATGGTCAACGGCAGGTACGGCATATTCAGCGCTGGTTGTCGGGGAAGTGAAAAGCGTACGGGATCGTGCGGGGGTTGAGAAGATTTCTAATACCCAGATATACCTACCCGGTACGGTTACGGTCAACATCGAAGATAAGATCGTATTGCCTGACGGAAGCAGCCCCGTAATTATTGCCGTTCCTACGTTCCCTGATTTCAATCCCGGAGACAACGTTCTTACGCAGGTGTTCACATGAGCGCCGACGATCCGCAGACCGACCGGGAATGGATCATGAGGATAGATGGAAAGGTTGACGCATTAACCACCGATTTAAGGTCTTTCATCAAGGAAACCAAAGAACGCCGGCGTCATTGTGATAAGCGGCTGGAAGATCTTGAAACGTTCCGGATTGACCACGAGGGACAGGAGAAAGGCACCAGCAAAACCGCCGCGATCGTTGCTTCAGCGATTGCAACCGCAGGGGTTCTGATATCTATCCTGATCAACTTCTGGCCGAAAGGAGGCACCTGATGGGCTCTGGAGTTCCCCACAAACTGATCGAAGTCCAGATCCAGGGCGGCGACCAAGCCAGGGCGAACCTTGCCGCATGGTGGGGGAAAGCTCCGAAAGAGTTCGAGGCCGCGATGTTCTCGGAAATGGAGGAGACGATGAAAGAATCTCAGGCGGAGTGCCCGTATGATTATGCCAACCTTCACGGGGACGGCACACCACACCTGCGGGACACGGCCAAGACGGAAACCTACATCCAAGGTGATCAAATCGTTGTTGCCGGCTCGTATGCCACACCATACGCGGTTTACGTCCATGAAATCCTTGAGAACCATCATATCTGGCCGACCAAAGCCAAGTTCCTTGAAGATCCGGCAATGCGGCGGTCCCGGGTGCTGGTAACGAACGTCGGCCGCAAACTAGCTCATCTGTTCAGAGGCGGATAAATGGCAACGTTCCTGAACGACATGGCAATGAAACTCAACGCATCAACCTTGGCGATAGGGTATGCCACCACATCAACCGCCAACCGGACGATCTTCATCCAGAACCGGCCGTCAACGTATGGGTCGTGGATCGTCCTCTACCCCTACGCAGGCATGAGCCCTGAATGGACGCACGGGGACGACCGGGCGGCAATGCCCCGGCTCAATGTTCTTGTCGTATCCACCGCAGCGGATGGGGGGCACCAGAAAGCCCTGGATATTGTCACCTGTCTCGACAATTCATACAACGAGTGGGGAACCTACACCACGACCCGGTTTTACCGGAGTATCCGGGCATTAGCAGAACCGGAATGGCTCGGGAAAGATGAGACGGGCGCCGGTAACTTTGTTATTAATTTCCAAATTGTTTATGGAGGGTAAAAAGAATGGCAGCATCAGTAGCACGGGAAACACAGGGAATTGTATTAGCCCTGACTTCCGTCAATGGTGGGACTTTCTATCCGATCGGTGAAGTTCTGAGTGTCACGCCCCCAACAAGATCCATGGGGACCATCGACATTACGAACCACGCAACCACCGATTATTTCAGAGAGTTCCTGCCGGGTATGATTGACCCGGGCACCGTGACATTCACGGCGAACTATGTATCATCTTCAAGTTGGGCCAACGATCTGGTCACTTCAGTCATGGCAGACCGGGCGAAGATCAACTGGAAGATTGAACTATCAACAGGAGAGGCGGCAGCGTCATCTCAAAACGTCTGGTATGGTAACGGGTATATTACCAATTATCAACTGATTACCGCGAATGACCAAGCCGTCCAGTACAGCCTTTCGATCAAACTGACCGCGAAACCGACCGATTCGGCGGATACCACGTGAGGAGGTAAAACATGGCAGCAAGCGTAGCACGGGAATCACAGGGCATCATATTCCAGATGTCCAGCATCTCCACCGGGGTTATGGTCAGCATGGGGGAGGTACTCAGTTTCACACCCCCGACCAACGCCATGGGGACTATCGATATCACTAATCACGGCACAACCGACTATTTCCGGGAGTTCTTACCAGGTCTGATCGATCCCGGCAGCCTGACATTCACGGCGAACTATATCTGTTCGACCGTAGCGTCTTCGGATGCTCGGAACTGGTGTCAAGGTCTGATAACCGACCTGCAGGCGTCCCGCACTAAGATCCCGTGGCGGTTCATCCTGTCCGGCACGTCCACGCAGAACATGTGGTATGGCAACGGATACATCACGAATTATCAACTGATTACGGCAAACGATCAGGCCGTCCAGTATTCCGTCAGCCTGAAAGTCACCGGCAAACCGACATTCTCAGCAGACGAGACAACGTAGGGGGGAGCACTGATGTATTCCACCCTCCTTTTTTTAGACCGGCCTCGGCATCTCCGGTATGACATGCAGGCAGTTCTTGACCTTGACCAGCTCTTACTGAATGGGTTTGAATCGGTATTTTCGATGGAAGCCGATATGGACGCCCTGAGGTTGATCTATTGGGCCGGTCTGAAACACGAAGATACGCATTTGCGTATTCTTGGGGAAGGGGGAACGGGAGACATCCTGCAGAACGCCATGGTTACCGGCCCGTGGACTTACGAGACGCTGGTAAAACAGTTCACCAAATCGATCTTATCGGACGGCTGGATATCCCCGCCAAAACCGAAAGAAGAACGCCGGACAGCAACCGGTGAGAAGTTCACGATCCAGGATTACATCGGAAAACTTGAGGAACTTAATTATGAATTCCTTGGATTATCTCCGAGGGAGTTTTACGGGATCACACCCCGGGAGTTCCATTTAATGATCGATGTTGCCCTTAACCAGAAGAACCACCGTGCGGGGATGATCTGCGCTACGGTCGCCAACTGTTCCGGCGCGAAGAAAGCCGGTGGCGGGGCGTTCAAGGTTGAGGATTTCTTCTATGTAAAATCGAAAGTACCGGAAAAACAGGATACCAAAACCATTGAAAATATCATGCATTCGGCGTTTGGGGGTCCGGGAGAATGACGGTTATCGGGAATCTGGTTACGCGGTTTACGGCGGATATGTCCGGATTAAAAGAGGGTGTCGGGCAATATGGAAAAGAGATAGCAACGGCTGAAAACAAAACCAATTCCTTTTCATCAACCCTCAAATCTGCAGTATCTGGCATAGCGGAATTAAGTGTGGTTGCCGCTGCAGCAGGGGCAACTATACTAGCGATGATCCAGAAATATGGCGGGTTTGCGTATGAAATGGAAGACCTCTCCCTTGTCACAGGTCTGTCTGTGAAAGAACTTCAGCAGATGAAATACGCCGCTATGCTGTCAGGTAACACTCTGGAATCCGTAACACCCGGTCTTAACAAACTCACGCTCAGTATGTCGGAGTTCACTGATAAAACATCCATCGCCGCCAAAGCGTTTTATCGTCTGGGTATCGATCCAACCGGGAAATCCACCAAACAGGTTTTTGATGAGACTGCAAAAGCCCTGATGGGGGTTAAGGACGAAACGCAGAGAAACGCCCTTGCCATGGACATCTACGGGAGGAATTTCAAGGACATTATCCCGTTGATGGAAACCTATCAGAAACGGGGAGATGAAATCGCTAACTCTCCGATATTCTCGACAGAGGAAATGAGTGGATTTAAAGAGATGAAAACTGGATGGGATGTCCTCGTTGATTCTGTAGATAAATATTCCGGGAAACTTCTGATAGCCATAAAAAACAATCAGGATTTCCTCAATAAATATAACCCGGTGGCCCGGGCTCTTGGATGGGTTGAACAGGAGAGCCGGTGGGATCAGGGACCGAGCGGAGGCCCGATAGGAACACCGGAAGATACCGCAACCATCCTTAAAGAACTCCCTGATGAGGAAGCACAGGCCAGGGCGAACGAGGCATACAAAAATTCCATTGATAACATCTCAGACGCGATGAAAGATTACCAGCGGGCGGTTGAAGATGTGGCCGACGCTCAGGAAGAGCTGAATGATATCAACCGCGATTATGCCCGGGAACTTCAACTGGTAGATCCCCGCGATGCGTCAAGCGTCCGTAACCTTATGATGCGGCACCAGTGGGCTGTGGAGGACCAGCAGGAGGAAATATCCACCGCCAGAGGCGCACAGGTAGAAGCCGGGGGAAACGTCGCAAAAGCTGCGATGGGCGCTGCAGGTATCACTATTAACGGCCCGATCTACCTGAACGGAGATAAATCGTTTGAACGGATGATCGCTGATCAGACGAAATCCATGGGGGTTCCGAACAGATGACAATGACCACGTTTAACGCTAAAACCGTCCATTCCCGCCGGCTCTCCCGGGAGTACCGGGAAGGAACAAACGTTCATGAATGGACGTTCGACTGTATCACCGCATATTCAACCGCCATTGATGATCTCTGTGCCTTTATGGGACCGGTAGTGAAAACGCGGTTGCTGTCCGGTAAAACCTTAATCCAAACGTCCGGTACGAAAGGGACGCTTGTATTCAACGGATCTTCGTATAGTAACTGCGCTATAGAGTCCCTGACACGGGAAGAATCCGGCGATAGTTTCGTCGGGGCGTTCCCCTATTCGATCAGCATCGCACAGGAGACTTACACATCAACTTAAGGAGGATTTGAAAAAATGACAATCAGTAACTATCTGGCAAACGAGCTTTTAGACCACGCGCTCGGAAAACAGGCATGGACGGCAGATTCCACGTTATACGCGGGTCTTGCGACCAACGTTGATTCGTCCGGCACTATCACGGGAGAACCCGGCACTTCGCAGGGATACGCTCGCGTGGCGGTAGTGAACGACGATATCACAACGATCTGGGATCACTCGACCGCAAAGGCTAAGACCACTGTCGGAGCGATCACATGGCCAACCGCCTCAACGTCATGGGGGACATTAACCCATTTCTTCCTTTCTGACGGGTCAACGCAAGGGTCCGGGAACCTCTACTGTTACGGCACACTGACCGCCAGTATCGCGCCGGTCGCCGGTGTAGCTCCGGCAGTTACCGCCGGGAACCTTACGATTACATGGACGTGATATAATGGCATGGGTAGTACTTCCAAAACTAAAAAAGAATAGCGTTCCGACCACCCTTTCCGCTGGTGTTACGGCAGCAGCCACCACCATCCCGGTAACAGAACTCTCGCGGTTCCGTGACAAGGACGGGACGTTAATCACCAGCGGGATTATCATTGGTGGGGATAACGCCAACAGTATCTTACCGGAAGAGATCACCATTACCGGCGCGTCCGCCGCGTCCGGAGCGGGGAACCTTACCGGAGCCACCCGGGGCGTCCTTGCTGACGGGACTATCGGGGCCGGGTATGCGTGGCCATCCGGGACAAACATTCAGGTCACAGTCTCCACCGGGATATATGAGAAAATCAAAGGGAACTTTGACGCGCTGGATTATACCGCCACCACGTATACACCGACGTTAACATTTGGAGGAAACGCTGTCGATATGACGGGAGTGTTTGTAGGGGTATATCGTAAGGTCGGGAATTTGATCTTTTTCTCATGTAATGTAAACCTTACTAATAAAGGATCGTCTGTCGGTGCTGCGCTGGTCAGTCTTCCGGCATCAATGGTCACCACCTGCGGAACGGCGGTATTAATGACGATGACTGCGGTTACGTTCGCCAACCAGTTCCAGGCATATATCTCTACAGCGTCTCCCGGATTCGTGACGCTTTCTGAGGTTACCGAGGCAGGCACGGTAACAGCACTTACAGACGCAGATTTCGCTAATAACTCTTCGCTCCGTATCTCCGGCTGTTACGCGGTGTAACTGATGGTATCAGTATGTATCGGGGATAGTATAACAGCCGGGGCGGCGGCGACAGTACCTTTCCCCATCATACTTGCCAACCTTACAGGGGACACCGTCAGAAATAAAGGGATAAACGGGAATACCACAACCAAGATGCTCGCCCGGTTTGATGATGATGTGGTAGCCCAGACCCCGTCCCGTGTGGTTATTCTCTGGGGACATAACGATATTGTCGGATCCACCCCTGCAGCCACTATCGTATCTAACCTTACCGCAATGTGCGACGCTGCCGTAACTGCCGGGATTGAACCGTTCCTTTCCACGATCCTCCCCTGCGTAAACTTCACGGATGCACAGGACTTGATCCTGGACGAAGCGAACGCGGGGATCCTCTCATATTGCACCGCTAACGATATCCAACTTCTCGATCTTGGATGTCTGCTGGCCGATCCGGGAGATGATCACGCGCTCGACACTGAATATACCGCCGATGGAACGCATCCGAACGATACCGGCCATTTACTGATCGGAAATTACATTTACGAGTGCTGGTCGTATGTGCCAAACGTCTGGAACTCGTTACGCCCCGCTCCAGACACCGGATCAATCGACCGGTCTTCAGTGGATCGGTGGGATAATTCAGAATGTAAGATTGGCGTTAATATAGGAGTGACCGAATGACGATAACTTCAATGCATCCATTCCCAGATGCCGGCGCGATCGACCGGTCTGCTATTGACCGTTGGGACAATTCGGATTGTGATGCCGGATGTTCCCTGACCGATACGTTCACAGTCTCAGCGACCGCGACGGTCACGAGTATCTCCTGTGCAATGACGGACACGTTTGAAGTCCGGGCGTCTATCACCATCCCGTATATCAATATCAATACCCTCTGTAAACGCGCGGAAGTCAGCCGATCGGTAGCCCATCCGTTCTGGACGGGGAAGTTCACGTTCGATAAAGGGGTTACTGGTGGAAGGACATCGTCCCTGTTCTTCAGCACAACCCCCGTCGTCCTGTTCATGACCGATTATTCCGGGAAGACTAACCCGGTATTCTGCGGGGTCATCCCGTCAGAACAGCGCCGGCATAACACGTGGTTCAGTGAGGAAACGTTCACCGGCTATTCCTACGCATGGTACCTCAGTAAACAATATCTTCCGACCATCGCCAACACTCGGCTGTATGTCAACTCTCTGGTGGATCTCGTTTATTATCTCCATCCTGCCGATGAGACACAACAGGTCTATATTTTACCCGATACATATATTCACGCTCTACTCGGACGTAATGTAAATTGGTATTCGGATATGGAACTTTCTCCATTACCCGGACAGTTGTATATTGATGATGCTGACGGTTATTGGGCGAGGGTTACGAATCTTTACCCATACAATATCGATGCAGTTAATGACGTCGTGGCAATTGGATATACCGCGCCTCCGTTAATTCCTATGAACTTCTCGACCACCACCACGAAACAACAGGCTATTGACGAACTCAACAAATATTATTCCTATGTGTTTTATGATAAATGGTCTTGGGATGCTACCAATAGTAAATACCGGCCAGATGCATACTGGATCCCCTATCTTGGTATAGATGCGGCTGGCGGTCTGGATCTCCCGACAAAAGTTAATCTTACTCTGGCATCAACGACCACAACCGATCTGTATCCATACATTGTGGGGGAGATTGAGGCTGATCAGAAAGGTGATGAGAAATATAATTTTGTTACTGTGAGGGGAGAAGATATAGGGGGAGATTGGTTAGAACATGTCAATTATGGATTGTCGGTATTCCATCCGGTTTATAATCCGAGCACCACTATTACGACATATGATCTACCAATTGAATTTTACGAAGAGAGATCCAACACAATTTTATCAGCCGCCGACCTTGAAACCTATGCTGATGATATCTATACTTATTACTCCACACAGGTATTGACATATAGGTGCACATTCAAGGCACGGTCAGACCTTGAACTTTACCAACTTGTCGCCGTCAGTGGATTTGACAACTCAACCTACGGAGAAATAGAGGACGGGGATTACCGGATTATTGAGATCACATACCGGTTGGATAACGCAGCGCAGTCTAACGAGGTGGAGGTTGTTCTGATGAAAGCCTCGACGTTCACTGCCCATCATAATTTAAATCGGCCTTTTGTCAATACCGTAATGGAAATCCAGAAGATTATAAGGGCGGCAACAGCTCCTATGAACCAAACAAGGTATGCAAAACCAGCATATAATAGTACGTACCCCGGTTTTCACGATTTCCTAGTGAGATACAATTATTTTGGTGATGATTATTACTCGCGTAAAAACGCACTTGTAAAGACCAATCCATATGGTTTCACAACGACAGACGAGTTTTTATTATCCGTTGGTCAGGATGGAAAAATATTAGCTACAAAAGTATCAACGTAAAAAAATAAGTCAATGATCCCGGTCACTATAATGGATCCGGTACTGGGTTGCATTAGGGACGGCCTCGAACACGACCCAGTTACCCTGACCGAGCCACCGGATATCTGTCCATAACCAGTTATCGTCAGCATCAACGGCCATGATCCCGATCTCTGCCGGGACCGGTTCCAGTCTTTCCTGTTCTTCAATCCCTGCAGCAAACCCCCATGAGTAGCAGAGCCACCCAACGGTAAGCATAACGGCGATCATTACGACAGCCGCCCCGATAATTTCAACATTCTCTTTTTTCATGTTCTTAATCACCCCCCCAAAGGGTTAGGTATTCCATTTGGTAATACCACTATATAATCCTTATCATCAGACGTAAAATAGCAAAGTATATATGGTAATACCGATAATGTAGTATTACCCAAACGGGATTAGGAGCAACAAGAGATGAAAACAAAAAACGCAAACAACGCAATGATTGAAGTACAGAACTGCTTTACCGGTGCCGCAACGTGTCAAGAACGACTTAAGAAAATTGAAGTAATATTGAATGAATTCTTTTGCAGTGATTCATTCCCAGAAGAATAACTCCCCTCTCTTTACTGTGAAATGCCGGTTCGCGTCCGGCGGGGGGAATGCCCGAAGAGGGCTTAAGGAGCAATGAGAAGTGATGAACGCAGATGACGTAATACGGGATCACACAGAATACGATCCCGATATGGCAGTACACTGGAAAACATCCGGGAGGACATACGTATTATACCGTATTGTCCACGTTGGAAAGACTGTGGTTAATTGCGCTCGCATGGCGTCACCATCGCACCCCGCGACATCAGAAACGGTGTTTAAGAACTTCAATAGGTCCGATGTCAAGAAAGTATCTCAAACCATCGGGATCTATGAGGTGGGATGATGATCAACCACGATCAATTTTCAAAGCCCATTGCATCAGATGACGCATGGGACAAAGCAATAGTAATCCGCGACATATCCCCCCAAGCGCGCCGGTTCGCGTCCGGCGGGGGGAATGCCCGAGCATTCGGGGAAAGGTGAAAATGTCAGATAAAACCGTTCATTCATGGAAAGCGGATCCTGAATATGAAAGGCTCCTGAAAGCCCTGAAACGGGCAAAGGTTGAGAAGTCCGAAAGCGGCCGGGTGCGGGCCGGTCTAAAATTGCTCGCTGAAAAGGAAGGTGTGAGTTACAATGTCTGAAATCATCTGCCCCCCGCACTCTGCAAAATTAGATTGCGCGATGTGCCCGCTCATCAAAGAATGTAAAGCGCAGATCCAAGAACAACTCGGCCATAAATCCCCGCAGGATTGCGCCCTGTGTCCAATTGTGGCCCGTTGTGATGCTCATGTCACTGGCGGGTCGTGGCATCACCGGCAGGGTATCAAGCCGTGCAAACCGAAGATTGCGCCTATCGTGGTGGCATCATGAACCTCCCTGAGAACGGAGCATCCATGCACGATGCCGCAAACACCCGTGAGGATGAGAAAGAAGACTATTCGTGGGACTGGTGCGTTGACTGTCCTGAAAACGATAAAATAAAACGGTTTCTAATCCGGATATCAGAATCAAAAGTCAAGGAAAAGTGGGAAGATGAAAAAGTCTATTGGAGCGTTATTGAAAAGATTGCAAAGGATGAATTCGGAGTGACTTTATCATGACGACTGAGGAACAGACAGAAGGCAACGTCACCGAGATCGACCTGGACAACCGGCACCTTCTCATTGAGGACCGGGCCGGCATCCCGTTCATGAAACTGTTCTGGCATAAAGCGCAGGAAGAGTTCGACGGCAAACCTACTGCGCTGTTCAACCAGATCCGGAAACTTCAGAAGGGATACTACGTGGCCCCGGTGATCAAGGATGTTGACACGTCAGCAAGCGGGAAGATAAAGGAGGCGTATATCGTTGCATTACCCTTCAAGCAACGCCCGGAGGATTTTCCCCGACCACAGCAGAAGAAAGGCGGGTTTGGTGGAGGACGACCATACACACCACGGAACGAGAAGCCGATCATTTACCAGGTTTGCTATAAAGAGGCGTGCGAGACCGTCCGGTGCCTTGTTGAAAAGGGAGATTTCGAGCAGGACAACGATCTTACCAAAGCCGTGAACGCGATGATGGGTATTGCGCTCGCACGGGCAAAGAAGGACGCGGAAGAACTGATTAAGGCGTCGGGGTGTCAGTAATGAAAATGCACGAACTTAAGACAATTAACCCCTATTTTTCCGATACATGGAATGGAGATAAGCCGGTTGAAGTCAGACTGAACGACCGCAACTATCAGGAAGGGGATATCCTCTGGCTGCGCGAGTTTGATC